ATGGCAGAGCAATCCCCGGTGGTGCGCAAACCGCGCGCTGCCAATACACTTGCGCGCGGATCGGCCGCAACCGCGCGCTGGATGAAAGCATTTCTGGCTGCACTGGCCGACACATCCAACGTGGCCGCTGCTGCACGCACGGCGAAGATCGATGTTTCGACCGCCTATCTCCGGCGGCGACAAGACAGCGAGTTTAACCGGCAATGGCAGATTGCGCTCTGCGAGGGGTATGACAACCTCGAGATGGAACTGCTGCACCGGCTGCGCAGCGGTGAGCTTAAGCCCGTCGCCGGGGCCAAGCGCGCCAGCCGCAGCTTCGACAACGCCACAGCCTTGCGGTTGCTGGCGGCGCATCGCGAAAGTGCGGTGCGCCAGCGGGCGGTGCGCGATCACGTAACGGCAGCCGAAATCCGCGCGTCGATCGACCGCAAGGTCGAGGAACTTCGCCAGCAGGTGTTGCGCGCCAAGGCCACTCGCGAAGCCGCCGCCCAAGGGATGCTGTCCGCACCGGATGATGCGGCATGAGCGAAGACCGGTTCGCCTTTCTGCGCGATGATGCAGACGGCATGAGCCGAATCTGGCCCGATAAGCTGAACCAGAGCGAACGCGATGAGGTTCCCTGGAACTGGCCACTCTGGGCGCGGGCGGCGCAGTTGCCCCCAGCCGGTGACTGGCGGGTCTGGCTCATCATGGCGGGGCGCGGGTTTGGCAAGACGCGCGCCGGATCGGAATGGGTGCGCGGGATCGCCGAGGGCAACCCCGGATCGCGGATCGCCCTGGTGGCCGCTTCGCTGCACGAAGCGCGCAGCGTGATGGTGGAAGGCGAAAGTGGGCTGATCGCCGTCAGCCCGCCGCATTGCCGCCCGCACTATGAGCCTTCGCTGCGGCGGATTGTCTGGCCGAACGGGGCACAGGCGCTGCTCTATTCGGCGGCGGAAGCCGAAGCGCTGCGCGGACCGCAACACAGCCATGCCTGGTGCGACGAGATTGCGAAATGGGACGACAACCAAGGACAGGCGCGGCGCTGCTGGGATAACCTGCTGCTGGGCCTCAGGCTGGGCGAAGCGCCGCAGATCGTGGCAACAACGACGCCCAAGGCAGTGCCGCTGGTGCGCAGGCTGATGAAGCAGGTCGGTGCCGAGGACGACGTGGTGCTGACCCGGGGTTCGACGCAGGAGAATCGGGCCAATCTGCCGGGCCGATTCCTGGACGATGTGCAGCGCGAGTTCGGTGGAACACTGCTGGGACGGCAGGAGCTGGACGGCGAGCTGATCGATGATCTGCCCGGGGCGCTCTGGACACGCGGGCTGATCGAGCGGTGCCGGGCGGCGCCTGACGGCGCGCCGATGACGCGGATCGTTGTCGGCGTTGATCCGCCGGCTAGCGCGGAGGGCGACGCCTGCGGGATCGTGGTGTGCGGACTCGGCGCAGATGGCGTGGCCCGGGTATTGGCAGACGCGACAGCCGAGAAGGCAAGCCCCGAGCGCTGGGCCCGCGCCGTGGCCGAGGCGGCCAGGGCTTGGTCTGCTGACCGGGTCGTGGCCGAGGCCAATCAGGGCGGCGCCATGGTGGAGGCGGTGCTGCGCGCCGCGCATGCCGCGCTGCCGGTGCGGCTGGTCCATGCGACGCGCGGCAAGGTGGCCCGGGCAGAACCGGTCGCCGCGCTCTATGAGGCGGGGCGGGTGCGGCATGTCGGCCTGTTCGCCCGGCTGGAAGACGAGCTGTGCGGCCTGCTGCCGGGCGGGACGTATCAGGGGCCGGGCCGATCTCCGGATCGGGCGGATGCCTGCGTATGGGCGCTGACCGAGCTGATGCTCGGCCGTGCCGGAGAGCCGCGCATCTGGATTGATTGAGGGGGCCGATGCCCACCTACGGGGAGGCCCACCCCCGGCCCCTCCCGCAAGCGGGAGGGGGGAAGATCGGGCGACCCCTCCCGAAAGCGGGCGGGGGAAGATGAAGCGTGCGCGCCGGTTTCACGTGTTTGGAAAGGCAGAACATGTCGATTTTGCAAAGTCTGGCTGCGGCCTTCAAGGGCGCGGCGGTGTCCGAACGTGCGCCGCTGGCGCGCGGGTTCATCTCGCCCTGGGCCGAGGCGTACCAATGGCGCGCCGGTAGCGGTATGGGCGGTGAGGCGCGTGGGCCGCTGAACTATCCAGCGGCAATCCGCGAGGCCTATCTCAAAAACCCGGTGGCGCAGCGGGCGGTGCGACTGGTAGGCGAAGGGGTCGGCAATGCTCCGCTGATCGTATCGGACCCGGAGCTGGCCCGGCTGGTGAGCGCGACCAGCGCCGGTCAGGCGCTGCTCGAAACGCTGGCGAGCCAGATGCTCCTGCATGGCAACGGCTATGTTCAGGTACTGCGCGACGCAGACGGACAGCCAGCCGAACTGTTTGCACTGCGGCCCGAACGGGTGCGGATCGTGCCCGATGCCAGTGGGTGGCCCGTCGCGTTTCTCTATAGCCTGGGCGATTCGAACCTGCAGATCGATGCCGTGGACGAATTCGGCCGTCCAAATGTGATCCACATCCGCGCGTTCCACCCGGCAGACGATCACTATGGTGCAGGGTGCCTCGAGGCGGCAGACGAAGCCGTAGCGATCCACAATGCCGCAGCGCGGTGGAACCGCGCCCTGCTGGAGAACGCGGCGCGGCCATCTGGTGCACTGGTCTATGACCCCGGCGAGCCGGGTGCGGCGCTGAGCGCGGATCAGTTTGATCGGATCAAGACCGAACTGGCGGCCGCCTTTTCTGGCGAGTCCAATGCCGGGCGGCCGATGCTGCTGGAAGGCGGGCTCAAGTGGCAGACGCTAGCGCTGAGCCCGGCGGATATGGATTTCGCGACGCTCAAAGCCGCAGCAGCGCGGGACATTGCGCTGGCCTTCGGGGTGCCGCCGATGCTGCTGGGGCTGCCGGGCGACAACACGTACGCGAACTACCGCGAGGCCAGCCGCGCGCTGTGGCGACTGACCCTGCTGCCGCTGACCGGCAAACTGCTGGATGCGCTCGCCGAGGGGCTGACCCCATGGTTCCCCGACGCGCGGCTGACGGTCGACCTCGATCGGGTGCCGGCGCTCGCTGAGGACCGGCAGATGCTGTGGAGCCAGGTCTCTGCCGCCGATTTCCTTTCACCCGCCGAAAAGCGGCAAATGCTGGGCATTGCGGAGAAAAACGCATGAAACGCGAGGACATGCTGGCGGGGCTTCTGGCGCAAGCCGGAAGCGAAGGTTCCGAACTGATCACGCTGCGCGCGGTCGTCGAGGAAGCGAGCGAACTGGGCGCGGCGCGCGCGCTGGAGCAGATCGGTCTCGCCGACGACGGCGCACACCAGGATCTGGCCGAACTGCGCGAGCTGCTCCGCGCCTGGCGCGATGCCAAGGCGAGCGCGTGGAAAGCCATCGTCGGCTGGGCGATGCGCGGCATTCTCGCGCTTCTGCTGTTCGGCCTCGCGGTGCGCTTCGGCTCGGGCAATCTTGTCCGATGAGCCCACCAGAAATCAGTGGGGCCGTGGAGCCCGCTCCGGGTGCGCTGCGCTTTGCCGGCTATGCCGCCGTGTTCGGCAAGCGCGACAGCGGCGGGGATGTGATCCTGCCCGGTGCCTTTGCCGAGACGCTGACAGCGCGCAAGGAGGCCGGTGTGCGGCTGCCGCTGCTGTGGCAGCATCGCGGCAACCAGCGCATTGGCTGGGTCGATGTGGCCGAGGAAGACCGCCACGGTCTGCGGGTGATCGCTTCAGTTTCGGCCTCGGACGGCCCCGCTGCCAAAGCGCTCGCCAATGGCGCGGTCAATGGTCTCTCGTTTGGATACCGGGTGCGCGATGCCGCACCGCAGGGCGGCGGGCGCGAACTGCGCAGCGTCGACCTGATCGAAGTCAGCCTGGTCACCCGCCCCATGCAACCGCTGGCGCGGGTCCACTATGTCGACAGCAAAGGCAGCTGCTTGGCGCCGGCGTGAACCCCCTCGTTTTGATTTCCCCCGAAAAGGCAGCCCGATGCGGCGGTCTTACCCAGAAAGGACGTTCGGTTCCATGGATATGAACACCCCCGAAAGCGCCACCCACAGCGCAATCGAGACTAAGGCTGACGCGTTTGACGCGTCGTTCGACATCGTCGCCAAGCAGGATGAAACCGCCGCTGCCATCGAGGCGCTGCGCGGCGACATGGCCGAAGTGAAAGGCCGGATCGACAAAGTGAACCGCGCGGCGCTCCGCCCGATGATCGGCGGTGAGGCCGAGACCTCGCCCGAGCTCAAGGGCTTTGTCGACGGCTACCTGCGCATGGGCCGCGAAACCGAGCTCAAGTCGCTTTCGATCGGCTCCTCGGCCGATGGCGGGTTCGCTGTGCCGCGCCCGATCGACGCCGAAATCGCGCGCCGTCTGGTCAAGATCAGCCCGGTCCGCAGCGTCGCCAATGTCGTGCAGACCAGCACCAGCGGGTTCCGCCGCCTGATCTCGATCGGCGGCACCGCTTCGGGCTGGGCCAGCGAAACCGGCGCGCGCACCGAAACGGCCAGCCCCAAGCTCGCCGAAATCGTGCCGCCGCTGGGTGAGCTCTATGCCAGCCCCTCGGCCACGCAGCAGATGCTCGACGACGCGGCATTCGATGTCGGCTCGTGGTTGGCGGGCGAGATCGCGACCGAGTTTGCCCGCGCCGAGGGCGCTGCCTTCATCAACGGCACCGGCACCAACCAGCCCAAGGGCTTCCTGACCGGCGCGACAGCCGCACAGAATGATGCGGCGCGCGCCTTCGGCACGCTGCAACACATCGTTTCGGGCAATGCCACCGCGTTTGATACCGCGCCCGAATCCAAGCTGATCGATCTGGTCTTTTCGATGAAGGCAGCGCTGCGCCAGGGTGCGGTGTGGATGATGAACTCGGCCACGCTGGCTGCGGTGCGCAAGTTCAAGTCTGCCGACGGCTCGTTCCTGTGGCAGGCGGGCATTGTTGACGGCCAGCCGAGCCGCCTGCTTGGCTATCCGGTGATCGAGGCCGAAGACATGCCCGATATCGGCGCGGGCAACTTCCCGATCGCATTTGGCAACTTCAAGGCCGGCTACCTGATCGCCGAGCGCACCGCGACGACGATCCTGCGCGATCCCTACACCAACAAGCCCTACGTGCAGTTCTATGCAACGCGGCGGGTTGGCGGGCAGGTGCTCGACAGCGACGCGATCAAGCTGCTCAAGATCTCGACCTGACCGAGATGGGCGGGCGCGTTTTCCCCTGACGCGCCCGTCTGCGCGCCCGCGGCGGCTCCCCTCACGCTGCGGGCGCGCCCTATTTTCCGCCGACGAATTCCCCCTCCCCAGAACACCGGAGATTGCCATGAAGCGGGCAATAATCGCGCCGCCGACGCTGGCACCAACGGCGCTGGCCGAACTCAAAGCCTGGCTCGGCATCAGCACGTCGCGCGATGACGCGGAGCTTTCGGGTCTGATCAGGACCGCGCTCGAGCTGTGTGAAGGCTTTATCGGCGTGATGCCGTTGGCATCGGGCTGCGAAGAAGTGCTGCCGGCCTGCGGTGCCTGGCAGATGCTGGCGACCCGGCCGGTGCAGGCCATCACCGGTGTTTTTGCGATCGCCGCCGATGGCACGCGGACGACGTTGGCCGCCACGGACTATGACATCGACATCGATGCCGACGGCGGCGGGCTCATGCGTCTGACTCGGCCGCTCGACCAGACACGCATAGCGGTGCGATTTACCGCTGGGCTCGCCGAGGGCTGGGACACCTTGCCCGATGCGATCCAGCAGGGCCTCGTGCGCTGGGCCGCCTATCAGCACCGCGCGCGCGATGACGACAAGGCACTGGCCGGCCCGCCCGCTGCGGTCGCCGCGCTGTGGCGGCCCTGGCGGCGGATGCGGCTGGCATGATCGGCGCGACCAGCAATTTCGCCGACCTGCAGCAGCGGCTGCTCGATGCAGCGCGCAAGCTGGCCGAAGCGCGCGCAATGCAGCGGTCGGCGCAAGACAACACGGCGAACTGGCGTTCGGCGCAGTGGCTCTGGCCGACCATGGGACAGGAGTGAGCGATGGAACTGGCTTTTCGCGCCGTGCTGCTGGCTTGGCTGGCGGCTGACAGCACGCTCGCAGGCGGACTCAACGCTATTGTCGAGGAGGCGCCGCTGCGCACAGCGCTGCCCTGGCTGGCGCTCACCGCCAGTGCGAGCACCGACTGGAGCACCAAGAGCGAGCGCGGGCGCGAAATCCGCATCGCGTTGGAGCTCAACTATCGCGGCAATGAGCAGCTGGAGGAATCCGGGCTGATCGCTGCCATCGAAGCCCGGATGGAAAGCCTGCCTGCCGTCCAGAGCGCAGCGGGATTCCAGATTGCCAGCCTGACATTCATCAAGGCACGCGCCGAACAACGCGGCGAGGCGCTGCGCGCGCTGCTGCTCGAATACCGGGCGCGCGTTCTGTCCGTCTGACGCGTCGGCGATCGCCATACCCATTTCTGATGTTCCCGTTTCCTCTCAATCAGGAGAACCAAGATGGCTGCCCAAAAGGGAAGCGCCTTTCTGCTCAAGATCAGCGATGGTGCCGCGACGCCGACCTACAACACCGTGGCCGGACTGCGCACGACGCAGATGTCGATCAACGGCGAACTCGTGGTCGTGACGAGCAAGGATTCGGGAGGCTGGCGCGAGCTGCTCTCGGGCGCGGGAACGCGGTCCGTGAGCGTAAGCGCGGCGGGGATTTTCCTCGGCAGCGCCGCCGAAGGCCAGGTGCGCGGCAATGTGCTGGCCGGCACGATCACCGACTATGAGCTTTCGTTCGAAGGCGGCGAGAAGATGCGCGGGAAGTTCCTGGTGCAGCGGCTCGACTATTCCGGCGATTTCAACGGCGAGCGGAACTACACCATGACGCTCGAAAGCTCGGGCGCGGTGGCACAGGTATGAGCGGCGCTCCCGAAACCTCGGCCATGGCAAACCCCTATCGCGGTGAAGTGGGCCTGCTGCTGGGCGATGTGGCGCACGTGCTGCGCCCGACGTTTGCCGCACTGGTTGCGGCGGAGGAAGATCTGGGTCCGCTGTTTGCGCTGGTCGAGCGGGCCAGCGGCGGGGAGCTCAAGCTGGGCGAAATGGTGGCGCTGTTCTGGCATTGCCTCGCCCAGCCGAGCGCCCAGAGCCGGGAGGCCTTTGCCGAGTCGGTGACCCAAGCCGGGCTCGCCGCTTGCGCACCGACGCTGCGCAGCCTGCTCGTACAGGTGCTGAAGGGCGGCGGATGAGCGAACGCTTCGGCGAAGCGGCGGCACGGCTTGCGGGTCAGGCGGCGCTGCTGATCGGCTGGACACCGGACACCTTCTGGGCGGCGACGCCTGAGGAGCTGGCGTCCATCGTGGCAGCCGCCGCGCCGCCGCCCGCCGGTGGCATAGACCGGACCACAATCACCGCGATGATGGAGCGCGACGCCCATGAATAGTCTCAGTTCGCTTGTCGTCGATGTGCGCGCCAGCACCGACGGATTCGCCGCAGACATCGGCCAGATGCGCAGCAGCTTCGATTCCATTCTGGTCGACGGCTTCAGCAAGGGCGGCGATGTGCTTGAACGCGGCCTGCTGGGCGCAATCCGGCGCGGCAGCCTCGGCTTCGAGGACCTGCGCCGCACCAGCCTGCGAGTGATCGACGACATCGCGGCGCAAGCCGTGCGTGGCGGGCTGGCCTCGATCGGCATCGGCGGTGCGGGTGGCGGCGGGATCGGCGGCGGCATCCTGGGTCTGGGCAGCCTGATCGGATCGATCTTTGGCCTGCCGGGGCGCGCCACCGGTGGTCCGGTTGCGCCCGGCCGGCCCTATCTGGTCGGCGAGCGCGGGCCGGAACTCTTCGTGCCGACGTCGGCGGGGCAGGTCGATGCAAACGGGGGCGGCGGCGGTGCGCGTTCGGTGAACGTCTCGATCCGGGTGGTCGCGCCCGAGGGCAGCAGCAGCCCGGAAAGTCTCCGTCGATCAAGCCGACAGGTAGCGCAGGCCGTCCGCCGTGCATTGAGCGAATACTGAAGGGACTGTTGCATGAGCTATTGGCTGGCCAAGCGCCGAACGGTGCAGGCGACCGATACGATCCAGCGCTTCGATCCGCGCTTCTGGACTGTCGATTTCCCGCGCCCCGCAATGGCGTCGGTCGTGACGACCGCGCCCGATGCGCTGCGGGTCGATGTGGTTTTCCAGAAGGCCGACGATCTGATCGGCCTGATCTGGGAGAGCACTGATCGCTGGGATCACCCGCTGCTTGCCTACGATACAGACCGCGATTACGCCCGGCTGACGCTGTCGTTTCGCTGGCGTTCAGGCGGGGTCGTGCCGCTGGATGCGGTCAACGGCCCCACGCTCACGATCGAGGGGCGCGATGCGGCGGGCAATCCGCGCGGCTGG